GGCTTGGCCACCTTGCCGGTGACAAGCTCCAGCGCCAGGCGCATGCGGTAGTTGCGGCGCCCAGTTGCCTCGGCGCCACCTTTGCCGGTGGCCATCACGTCGGCAAAGTGACTGCCGGTGGCCAAGCCGCGGCGCAGCTCAAACCACTCCGGCGTGCCTTGTTCGATGATGTCGCTCATTCCTTCACCTCCGCATCGATGGCCTTCAGCTTTGCGCCGGCGTTGGTGACGACGACCTTGAACTTGTCATAGCCCTCACGGTCAGCCGCCTTGCGTGCGGCATCGGCGCCTTGCTTCCAGATGACCTCGAGATCTTCTGGAGTGGCTGCGGCGTTTGCCTTCTCGATCCACGCAGTGCGGTCGAAGATGGGCTTGTCGATCGTTGCAGTGGCCTTGCTGGTGATGTCGACCAAACCCTCTTCACCGTCGGTGTTCAAGTGGTGAATGGCTTCGTCCAGGCGGTCGGTCTTCGGCCAGGTCTTGTAGGCGCGTTTGATCACGGTCTTCTTGGCCATCTCACCCCAGTCCGTGACCCATGGGCACTTCTTCTTTTTTTCGATCCAAGCCTTCCAGGCGGACGAGCGATCACGGATGTCGTTGATTTCCTCGGCGCTCATGGCCTCAGTCAGGTAGTCGCCATCCGCAGTCTTGACCACCACGTAGGCTCCGACGGGTTCGCCACGGTCCTTGCCAAAGGGATTGAATTGATGCTCTGGCGGTTTGTCGAAACCGTTCAAGCTGAACTTGTCGGTGTCGTACACGATTGCAGCTTTGACCCACTTGATGGATCCGCTGGCCGTGGCCAAATCGGCAAGGCCCATGTACGAAATGTCCAAGCAGATCTTGCCGTCCCGAGGAACCAGGTAGGCCTGCTTCTTTGCGGGGTTCAGCGAGATGCCGATGGCAGCCACGTTGGTCACGGCATTGATGACCGACTGGCGATTGCCGGTGGCCAGCTTCAGGGCGTACTCGTTGGCCTGCAGGACCTGGATGGCAAACTCAGCTTCACGCTCGAAGTTGATCGAGCGGTCCGACAGGACCGACTCGAACGCGTCCTTGGCGCCATAGATGTCGCCCGTGATCAGTGCAAGTGCGTTGCTCATGCGGCCACCTTGTCGTTTGCTGCGATGGTTGCGGCGGCGCGAGTGATGTACTCCTCGGCCTCCTCGGGGTCGATCTCGAAAGCCTCAGCCACGACGGCCACGACACGCGACGCAAAGGCCAGGGCGGCGTCTTCGCGAGCGCGGCGCTCCTGGGCCTCCTTCTCTGCCTTCTCAACGGCCTCCTTGCGCTGCTGCTCTGCCACATGTGCGGCGATCTTGCGGCGCTCTTCGGCGAGTTCCTGCTCTTGCTTGTCCAGCAGCGCCTGGGCGGCCGCCTTCTCTGCGGCAAACGCATCCTCTTGCTGGCGCAGAAAACTCTCGCGTTCAGCGGCTTCGCGCTTGGACTTGGCGTTGGCTTCGTCAATGGCGCGCTGTGCGGCCAGTGCCACCTCGGCAGCGGCGCGGGCGTTGGCTTCTTCCTGGGCCTTGCGCTGACGCTCGAGCTCAGCGGCCTGGGCGGCTTGCTCGGCGCGGATGCGCTCCAGCTCAGCACGCTCGGCGGCCAGCTTGGCTGCCTCGGCTTCGCGGTTGCGGGCGCCTTCGTGCAGCTCGCGCAGCTTGCTTACCGCCGCTGCAATGGCTGCCTGTGCGTGTGGCTGAAACTCCTCGAAGGACTCGTCGACCGGCGTCAGCTCGAGCACCAGGATCTCGGACTCGATGTCCTTGGCGGTCATTGAGGCGCACTGCACCGGTGTAGAGGCGATTGCCTCGATGCGCGCACGGATGGCAGCAACGCGGCGCTCTTCGGCCTCTGCCTTCTCTTTGCGGATGCGCTCTTGCTCTGCGTCCCATGCATCACGCACGGCGAACAGGCGGTCTTCCTCGGCTTCGATGATGCCGATCAGGCGCTTCTCTTCGGCGATCACAGCCTTGGAGAATTTGGTTGCGTCATCGCGGGCTTCCTTGGCCACCTTCTCGATGGTGGTGCGGGCGTTCTTCAGCTCCATGGCTGCACCATGAGCCTGGTCGCGGCCAGCTTTGTTCTTGATGACGGTGATGTCTTTGTGCTTGGCGGCCAGCTCGAGCAGGTGCTCTTCTGTTTTGGTGCTGTTGAGCGCCAGGACGGCGCGTTGCTCAACTGGCAACAGTGTTGTTTGAACGGCTGAATCCGCAACGTCTGCGGGGGTGAGGTCTTCAATCACTTGGGTAACTCCTGAAGTTCTAGGTTGATGGGGATTTGTCTAAACAGACGGTTGGATTATGCCAACAAAATGTTGACGCGCAAACAAAAAAATATAACCCGACAAAGTCAGTGGGTTATTGCACCGTCGGGCTTTTGCTGTTGCAGACGCTTCAGCTGGGCCTGTGCATCCTGTCGCAGTGTGTGCGCCCAGAAGAGCTCGGAGCGCAGGCTGTCGATCTCGGTCGCAGCCTCTTCAAACAGCACGGCTGTCTGGATGAAGATCTCTCGCCACTTCGGCTCGTAGATCATGCCAAGGCATGCGCGCAGGCGCTCGGCCTTTCGACGCAGCCTGGTCGACAGATCCGATACGGTGATGTCGTCGGTCATGGGAATTGCGCGCCATGCACGGCAAAGTCGACAGCCTGGGCCATCTCCCAGAATTTGCGCACCTCGCTGACGTACATGCGCCAGGCTGGCGTGTGCAGCAGAACCATTGGCACATAGCCGTGGTCGCTTGGCGGCGCGCCGTGTGACATGAGGAGGTCCGGGTCGATGCCTCGGATCTCGCACAGCTTGCGTGCGGCCGCTTCAATTTGTTGCTCGGTCATTTCCCATCTCCCACTGGCCAGCATGAATCGCAGGTGCCATGCGGTGTGCGGGGCGGTGCAATGAACCACGGCGAGCGCGGCCCGGCAGGCTTGGCCCACAGCACTCGGCGGCAGGTGTTGCAGGGCGTCACGAGTTCGCCCTCGTCTGTGCTTACGCCGTCACAGCGGCTGCAGTCATAGGCCAGGCGGCTCATTTGTCGTCCTTGAATTCGTGTTCGGTGAAGATGTAGTGCCCGCCGCGGCGAGACTGCACCCAGGTGAGGGTCCACGCCATGGTGTTTGATTTGAGTGCGGTGATGATCGACTCATTGCCAGACCATCCTGCGGTCGAAATGAAGAACAGCTTGCCGCCGTCCTTGTTGTAGTCGTCGTCCGTCGGAGTCAGCTGGCTCGCGTCGACCTCGGTCCAGCCCCAGCTGCGCAGATGCCAGATGTCTTTGATGAACTCGAAGAGGCCCTTGCAATCCGACCAGTGCCATTTTTTGATAAGCTCGAGCGCAGGCTCTGTTGGGTAGCCGTCGTCATCAATGAAGTCCTCCTGCATGAGCTTGGACTTGAGCTCGGCCCATGCGGCCATGTCCGCCTCGAGCTGACGCTGCAGCTCTTCACGTTTGAGTCGGCTCATGCCTCCCCCTTGATGCCGTTGGTGACATTCCATGCAGCGCGAGCGCCGATGTAAGCATCGTGGTCGTCCGACACGTCTAGCGTTTTGATGGCCGATTCCCACCAGGCGTCAAAGTCTTGCGCAGGTGCTGCGGATGGGTGCAGCAGCACGGCTGACTGTGCTGCGGATGGGTGCAGCACGGCTGGCTGGGGGCGGGTGTAGAGGTGCTGGCGCAAACGCTCACGCGCCGCCTCTCGCTTCGCACGTAGCTCAACTGTTTGGTAACTTGCTAGGCCAGTGTGCTCGTATGTGTCCTTGCGCTCGTAGCTTCCGACTCGCAGAGACTCAATGGCAAAGTCAGTCGCCAAATCCATTGCCCTTTTTGCCCACGCCACCGGCTCATCGGCCGGCTCCTGCACAGGTGCTGGCTGTGCCGCAACCTCACGCTGCATGTACTCCAAAGTCACCGTGCCGAACTGCGATGGCTGGTTCTCTGGATCCGTGATGGCTTGTTTGATTGACTCAAGCTCTGCGTGCATCTTGCGCAGGCAGTCCGCAGCCTTGCCAAACATCGGCGTGTACTCGGTATGCTTCTCGAGACCTTCGGCCAGGCGTAGAGCCTCTGGCATCTTGCCGAGCCGGATGAGCTCCAGGGTCTCGTCTTCGATTGCGTAAGAGGCCTTCTTTGTTGTGCTACTGTTTTTCATCTGCTACTTTCTTTTTGATGACCAATTCGATGGCCCGCTCCATCTCCTTGACGGTGCATTCTTCGATCTGCTGGGTGTGGATTTCCATGCCTTGCTTGACGGCTTGCATCTCGGGGCCGGTGAACAGGAAGCGGCCAGTGGCTTCGCCTCGGTCGTGCATGGCGTAGGCGGCGGCTTTTGCCTCCTCGAGCTCAGGCAGCCAGTCGGCCCCCAGCTTGGGGTTGATGCGCGGCAGGCAAACGGCCATCTCGAATGCCTCGCGCATCGTGTGCGAGTAGATGTCCGTGCCTTCGCCTTTGATGATGGCGTCCATGGCGGCCATGTTGCTCAGCTTCAGGTGGATGCCCGCCTTGGGCACGCTGCCGACCGGCTTGAACCCAGCGATGATCCAGCTCATGTTGTCCAGGCGAATGCCCTTCGGCTTGTACTTCGACTTCTTCTTCATTGCTACTGCTTTCTCAAGCACTCCTATGCTTGGTTGGTTGGTGGACGAGCTTCTCAGAGCAGGCCCGTCCAGGGGTTGGTGACTTCTTTTGTACGTGCTGGTCCGCGGCGATTCGGCAGGCCGGCCTTCTTGGCCACATAGCAAATGGTGCTGACCGAGAGGTTGTACCGGTTGCCAATGTCTTTCAGTTGATGGCCGGCCTTGATCATGGCAACGATCTCGCCATCGCGACGACGCATGTCGTGCTTCTTCTCAAGGGCTTTGGCGCGATCACCAAGAGCCCACTTCTTCACGGTGCCCCAGATGCCGCCATCGATCTCGTAGGTGGCAAATGTTTGGCCGCAATGGCCGCATCCGCGACGACGACGGACAACCGTTCCGCGCATCAGGTCGCGCGTCTCGAGCACCTCAGTGTCAAGGTTTCCGCAGTGCTGGCATTTCATGCCACCTCATCCCACTTGCAGCAGGAAGCCTCGCGTTTGCAGATGCAGCCATGCTGCTGGTCAATCAGGTCTTCGATGCTCTCCTGGTCTCGTGCGGCCACCAGTAGTGCGCAGAGAAGCAAGCCGGCGAATGCGCTAACGAGGACTGTCGGAATGAGCCAAAGCCAATGAATCATGAGATCACCTCCAAAAAAAACACTGAGGTGATTATGCCAACAAAGTGTTGGCCACACAACGTAATGGTTGAAATTATTTCGGTCGCCGAAAAAAGAAAACCCGCACGGGGCGGGTTCTCAGCGGCCGACGGTGGTGACGACCTCGGGTGCTATGCACTGGTTTGGATTATATGGTGCGGGCAAACTCTCCGTGGAGTTTTGCAGCGGCCGCGGCATATGCGGCCGCGGCATCATTGGGATCGTCATACCTACCGAGCTTTGTGTACCGCCCATCCTTCTGAATGGACGCAATCCATTTCCCGCTCTCTTTGCAAGGACTGACGCCTTTGTGGCCGCTTGTATTGTTTGCGTACGGCCCGATGTTGCACCTGTTTTGACTGGCATCAGCTGCGCGAAGGTTTTCCGGTCGGTTGTTTAACTTGTCTCCATCTTTGTGATCAATACGGGGCGGAACCCAGCCGTAATGCATCATGAATATCAACCGGTGATTCAGGTACAGCGATCCGCCTATCGTTGTCTGTAAATAGGCCCGCTTTGATATTGATCCTGCGCGATCCCCGGGCTTTATGCGGTTTGCGTTTTGCCTCGGCGTTTTCCAATACAAGACGCCATCTTTGAGATCAAACAGCTCCAGCAGCTCCTGCTGTGTGGGAAATGATTTCATGATCATCCTTTCGTGTTGCCAAAAAAATCAACACCCCGGAGCGAACTCCGGGGTGGCGGCATCTCACGACGGACGCTAAAAAGATTCCCGCTGCTTTCCCGGGATGGTCAGCTGCGTAGCACATTCAGCGGCAGCAGGCTGTCTAGGAGTAGGGCTCTTGCGTCCCTCCGCATGTGCAATACGGCGTATGCGTCAAAGCACATGCCTCCAGTATATCCAAACTAATTGTTGGCGTGCAACAGTTTTGTTGCGAGCCTGTGCGCGGCCGCAATCCCAAGCGACGGGTTGCTGCATAGCGAGCCCGTCCCAGAGTAGCCGTACTCCTTTCCCCCGTAATGCACCGCAGCGAGTAGGCCAACGATCTTCCCACTCATTGCGTCCTTGAGCATCGCTTGCAGTTGCTCAACGGTGGCTGCGTCAGGCCGCCTTTCGGCGACCCTTAGAATTTTGGCTGGGCTTCTTTGCTTGTTTCGGTGTGGCATGGGCCAATCCTTTGCTCACTTCAGAACTGGTCTGGCTAAACGCCGGAACGGAGCCCTCCGTGGCTCGCTCCGAGAACGCCTTGCGACCCCCATCTAATGCCGTGACATGCATCTTCACCAGGTCCGAGAACAGCACCTTCGCTTTCGGCGGAAGCCTGCAGATCAGAAGCAATAGGTCTATGTCGGCCTGATCAATCAGTGCCGATACGCCCGACCGCCCACCGGCAGCCCGAGATCCCTCCGTCCAATCGATGTTGAAGCTCAACGCAGATTCAAGCGCAGCAATCTTTGCCTTTCCTGGGTAGCTCCTGCCGTGCTCCCAGTGGCGCACCGACTGCCCCGACACCTTGAGGCGCTTCGCAAGCTCACTCACCGATACACCCAGCTGCTCGCGACGCACCTTAATCTGGTCCGATACCTTCATGGCGACGACTCCCGGTTTGAAACGAAAGGTGGTGGAAACCGAAAAGATACGCCGCAAACATTTCGTTGACAAGCTAAACTTTTCGCATAAGATCAAGCCTCCAAGTTTGTTGGAAATACAGCAAGTTGCAGCAGCGCAGGAGAAGCACAGATGAATTGCAAACCGGGAGACCTGGCCATCATCACCAGGTCACAGACCGCATCCAACGTAGGGCTAATTGTCCTGGTCAAGGGTGGACATTGTCCAGAGGACACGGGGATCATCACCACCGCGCAGAGCCGGCAAATGTGGCATTGCGTCGCCCAAGGGTCTGCCCTTACGTACACCCTTGGCTACACGGTTGGTACTGAACAACGTCGTAACGGCCCGATTCCAGACGAATGTTTGCGGCCGCTTCGCGATGACGAGGATGAACAAAATGTACGCGACAGCACATTCGTCCCGCATAGCGGTGTCGTTTATGCGCAACAAACGGAATGTTGCTGAAACAACAAGATGTTGTATACTCGTGGCGTTCGTCCGCAATGGCGAGCATCCAAAGCCCCGGTGGTCTTGACACGCTGCCGGATAACGCAAGCTGTAGTGCGCTCGAGGAGGGGATGGCTTAACCGTAAGGTCGCCGCCCTGAACTACCGCAGGGGTGTCAAAGCCCCTCTCCTCGAGCGCGGAAAGTTGTAATGAATTTCTACCCGTTTCACATCGGTGATTACGTGAGCCACACCAGGCATCTCAGCCTGATGGAGGATCTGGCGTACCGCCGACTCATTGACCAGTACTACCTCCAGGAGCAGCCGCTTCCAGAGTCTGTTGAAAAGTGCGCCAAGCTAATCCTTATGCGCGACCACCACCAAGAGGTCCGTGCCGTGCTCGAGGAATTTTTTGAGCTCACCGACTCGGGGTGGATCAGCACGCGCTGCGACAAGGAAATTGTCGGCATGCGCAAGCGCCAAGAGATCGCTCGTGAAAAAGCGAACAAGCGCTGGAGCAATGCAAAGGGCGAGCCGCAGCAATCCAGCAGCAATGCTGCAGCACCAGCAATTGATGCTCCAGCACAAAATCCAGATGCTGCGGCAGTGCTACCAGTACCAGTACCAACACCAACACCACTACCAACACCAACTACTCCTAACGGAGTAAAGGCGCCTGCAGCGCTTGGTCTTCAGGATCTGGTCGCGGATGGCTTGACCTTGGAGACCGCAAACGAGTGGCTGGCCCACCGCAAGCGGATCAAGGCGCCGATGACGCCGAAGGCCTGGGAAGCAATCAAGGCGCAAGCCACCACTGCGGGCTGGCAGATCGAGCAAGCGATCCTGCATTGCCTGGCTAACGGGTGGCGAGGGTTCAACTCCGACTGGGTGCGTGGTCGCGGTCAACCGCAGCGACAGTCTGCGCACACCGGATTCGAGAAGGTCAATTACAACGAAGGGATCAATGAAGATGGCACATTCGACTGAGACGCTTCGGCCGATTGGCGCCGTCCTTGGTGCCCCAACAGTTGCGCTCGAGCCAGTCACCCGGGTCTGCGCAGAGCACGGCGAATACCGGGCAACCGGCCACCTGCTGAACCTGGTCAAGCCTCCGCGTGAGATCTGGTCCGAGTGTCCTGAGTGCAAGATTGCCCGCGAGCTCGCTGCGCATGCCGCCGCAGATGCCGCTCGGCAGGCTGAGCTCAAGGCCCGGGTTGAGGCCATGCTGGTGCAGGCTGCCATTCCACCGCGGTTCATCGGCAAGACCTTCGACAACTACCGCGCCGACGGGGAGGGCCAGGCCCGGGTGCTGAAGGTCTGCCGCGAGTACGCTGAGAATTTCCCGCGGCACCTGCGCACCGGTGGCTCGCTGATCTTGTCGGGTCTGCCTGGCACCGGCAAGAGTCACCTCGCCGGCGCTGTGCTCCAGGCCATCCTGCCGGCTCACGTCGGCGTCTACGTCACGCTGATGGATCTGATCCGCACGCTGCGTGACACATGGCGCCGCGACAGTGAAGTCACAGAGACACAGATGCTGGCCAGGCTGCAGGCAATCCCGCTGCTGGTGATCGATGAGATCGGCGTGCAGTACGGCACAGACGGTGAACGCGCAATTCTGTTCGACGTCCTGGACCGCCGGTATCGCGAGCTGCGGCCGTCGATCCTGATGACCAACCTTGGCAAGGAAGAATTCAGGACTGCCATCGGAGACCGTGTGTTTGACCGGCTCACAGAGGTGGCGCGCTGGGTGTCCTTCGACTGGCCTAGTTTCCGTGCGCAAGCAAGAAGGGAGATGCGTGATGCATGAGCTAACACAAGAGGAGCTCAAGCAGCACCTTTCATATGACCCAGAAACCGGCATCTTCATCCGCCTAAAGAGTGGCTGGAGCACCAGGGTTGGCAAACCCGCCGGAACTTACGACACAAAAGGGCACCTGCAGGCAAAGATCAATGGGCGCCTGCATCTCTTGCACCGGCTTGCATGGCTGTATGTCCATGGCGAATGGCCTGCGCTGCAGATCGACCACATCAACGGCGTCAAGGATGACAACAGGATTGCGAATCTTCGCTTGGCGACGGCCCGGCAAAACAGCCAGAACAGGCGTCGCGCTCAGTCCGACAACAAGTCGTCTGGATTGCTTGGCGTCAGCTTTGATAGGCGCATGGGTAAATACTTTGGGCAGATCATCAACCGTGGCTCGAGGAAGTTTCTTGGGTACTTTGATGATCCCGATCTTGCCCATGAGGCGTACCTAAAAGCAAAGGCGAATCTGCACGAATTCGGGGAGATTGCGTCGAAGTATCGCGTTCCTGCTGCCGGGGAGATGCGTGATGCTGCGTGAAAACTGCAACAGCATGCAACGCGAGGCGCACCAGCTGCTGGACATGGTCCGGGCGGGTCTGTGGGTGCCGCGAGAAAAGATTGATTGGGCCCTGCTGGTGCTGGGTGACTGGGAGGGTACGTGATGGCAGAGCTTATGATGATTCGCCAGCCTGGCGGGATGTTGGCGCCGGCCACTGACGACGACGCTGATGCACTGAAAAAGATCAAGGCTGGAAGCGCTGTCCGTGTGGAGGTAAAGCAAATCAGGAATGTGAAATTCTTGAGGAAATGGTTCACGCTGGCGCGGTACGCATTCGACATCTGGTCCGAGACCGTCGAGCCCCAGGAGTACAAGGGTCAGCCGGTGAAGCCCAGCTTTGATCGGTTCCGCAAGGACCTGATCATTCTCGGCGGCCGGTTCGATGCGGTGTACAACGCCCGGGGCGAGGTCCGCGTTGAGGCGAAGTCCATCAGCTTTGCCAACATGAGCGAGGACGAATTCGAGCAGCTGTTTTCTGACACGATCGATGTGATCCTGCGAAAGATCTTGAGCGGCTCGAGCATGACCGAAGAGCAGCTGCGCAACCACGTCGAAAACGTCCTGCGGTACGCCTGAGTTATTGCGCAGCAACAAAAGCCTTTCGCAGCCGTTGTGTTTGTGCTACAAACGCTCCGACATAAACATTTTGTTGGAGTAACACAACAGTGCTGAAGCAAGAATTCATTACCCGAGCGGCCCATGCCTCCGGCGAGAGCAAGACCACCGTGCGCCGCGTCCTCGACGCGGCCGCAGCCGTGACTCGTCGCGCCGTGTCCAACGGCGAGCCCGTGTTCCTGTTTGGCCTCGGCAAGCTGAGCGTTGTGCAGCGTGGCGAGAAGCGCGCCCGTAACATCCGCACCGGCGAGACTGTCGTCGTGCCGCCCCGCAAGGCCGTTCTCTTGCAACCCAGCGATTCCCTGGTGGAAGCCGCAAACAGCAAGCAGTAAATGGCTGTTCGGATCGAGCTCCCCTGGCCAAACAAAGGTTTGAGCCCCAACGCACGACTGCACTGGGCTGCAAAGTCCAAGCTCGCAAAGAAGGCGAAGGCTGACGCCTACGCTTTGACGAAAGCTGCCGGCCGAGAGTCGGTAGAGCAGACAGGCTCGGTCAATTTGAGCATCGAGTTTTGCCCACCAGACAAGCGCGGCCGCGATCTGGACAACATGCTGGCCAGCCTCAAGCACAGCCTGGATGGCGTGGCCGAAGCGCTTGGCGTGAACGACCGCCGGTTTGCCATCAGCATGCGCGTGGTCGAGCCATGCAAAGGCGGGAAGGTGGTGGTCCATGTCTGAGCGCCCATCGGTACTTGAGCGACTGAGCACGGCGCTCAACTCGTCTGACCTTACCTTTGACCCGATCCATCGTGGCGATCTTGATTTCGTCGCGGCGCTCGGTATTGCATCGTCGCGTCACAGTGCGGTCGCTGGCCCAGTCATGCGTGTGCATCTCGCTGGCACGCCGGACGATCTGCGAGCCGCGTTCAATGCTGTGCTTGGATTGGTCAAGCGACTGAATGCAAAACGCAATTGGCGTTTGATGGGTCACTCCATTCAGGTGGTGGCTCTGCAATCACTGTCGCACCACGTCAACCCAGTCTGCCCTCATTGCTCCGGCCGCAAGTTTGAGCTGCAGGAAGGCTCGCCCGTGCTGTCGACAAAGGCATGCACACACTGCCGCGGCACTGGTCGCCGGCAAGTCCAGAAGAAGCACCGCGATCAGATCGGCCAGGTCATCGCAGCTCTTGAGTCCATCGATGAAGTAACCGAGCGTGCCGTGGCGCGTCTCGTGCGGTAAGGAATTGCATGACGACTATTTGCTTCGATAAACGAATCGGCGTCATGGCCGGCGACAAGCTGGCTTGCGTTGGGGACAACAAGCATGGCCGGGTCACCAAGGTCTTCAAGATGCATGGATCCTTGATTGGGATCGCTGGCGCATCGGATGTTGCTGTTGCGATTCTGCGTTGGTTTGAAAACGGGCGCTCAGATGATGATTGGCCGGAGCTGCAGTACGACAGCACCGAGTGCAGCGTGCTGGTGGTTGAGCCTGATGGCGTTGTCTCGATGTATGAGCGCTATCCGATTCCCATCGTGATGGAGCAGGAGATGCATGCAATCGGATCCGGCCGAGACTTTGCGCTGGCCGCGATGCTTCTGGGTTGCGATCCAGCTAAGGCTGTGGATGTTGCATCCGCGCTCGACTGTTACACAGGCGGCGGCATCGATGTGGTTTGCCTTGGCGATGCCGGGCAGGCGCACTGATGCTGCGCCGAACCGGCTTCAAGCGGGCAGCGATTGAGCGCAAGCCGGTCGTTCACAAGCCCATTGACCCGAAGCATCGGCGCGCAGTGAGCATGGGGCCGGCCGAGCTGGTCGCCATCGAGAAGACGTCTCGCGAGGAGAATGCGCATTACAGGGCCATGGCGCGCGACAAGGACTGCCAGCTACTCATCCCAGGGGTGTGCTCGTTTGATCGCTCCACGGTCGTCCTGGCGCACAGCAACTGGCATGACAAGGGCGCCGGCAGGAAGGCGTCTGACTTCTGGGGCGTTTGGGGCTGCTACGCGTGCCACGCCTGGCTCGATTCAGGCAAAGCCGACGGCAGCGTCAAGCGCGCCATGTTTGACCTGGCCATGAAGCGCATGCAGCACGAGCTCGAGCAGCTGGTTCAGGACAGGTCAACAAAGGCCCGAGACCGCGATGCTGCGGTCTGGGCTCTCGATCGAATCAAACAGCAACCGGGGCCTTGATGCCGGCGTGATGCACGTAGCCGATAAGCTCGAAGTCTTCGGGCTTGTAGTCGAAGATCGAGTCCGGCTTGCGCTTAATGGCCAGATCTGGGGGTGCGTAGGGCACGCGGCTCAGCTGCAAGTCGACCTGCTCGAGGTGATTGCTGTACAGGTGGCAGTCGCCGCCGGTCCAGATGAAGTCGCCCACCTCGAGATTGCATTGCTGAGCCACCATGTGCGTCAGCAGGGCGTAGCTGGCGATGTTGAACGGCACGCCCAGGAAGATGTCCGCGCTGCGCTGGTAGAGCTGGCAGGACAGCTTGCCGTCGGTCACGGCGAACTGGAAGAGGGCATGGCATGGGGCCAGGGCCATGTCGGGGATGTCTGCAGGGTTCCAGGCGCTCACGATGTGACGGCGGCCATGAGGGTCGCGCTTGATGCCTTCGATCAACTGAGCGATTTGGTCGATCGGTCCGTCAATTGTTGGCCACCGGCGCCATTGTGCCCCGTACGCAGGGCCAATCTCACCCGCTTCATCCGCCCATTCATCCCAGATGGTGCAGCCCATGGCCTGCAGATCGTTGACGTTGGTGCTGCCTGACAGGAACCACAGCAGCTCGGCGACGACCGACTTGAAGTGGACCTTTTTGGTGGTCACCAGGGGAAAGCCTTCAGCCAAATCGAAGCGCATTTGATGGCCAAACAAGCTGAGCGTGCCGGTGCCGGTGCGGTCGGATTTGGCCTTGCCGTTGTCGCGCACATGGCGCATGAAGTTTTCGTATTGCGTGTTCATTGCTTGTCTTTGAATGTGGGGAGTGGGGCGTAGTGGGTCCAGCCTTGGCCCTTCATGTAGTTGCCGTAGACGGCGACTCCGAGCTTTCGGTTGATGAGCTGCAGCTTGCCGCTGGGCGGCGCCTTGTCGTTGATCGGGATCCAGTGAATGGTGGTGTCAACGACGGCGGCGCCGTCAGATGTTTGCTTGATGGTCATGAGCCCTGTCTTTGTACTTGTTGAAGCGCCACGATGTGGCTTCGGTTTCGATTCTCACCCAGACGGCGCTCTTTTCTTCGGTGGTCATTTCAGTCCAGCGTGCCACCTCGAGGTAGTGGCGGCCGCAACCTGAGCAGACGTCCTTGTAAAGCACATCGCAAACCGCGATGCATGGGCTGTCTGGGCGAGCTGGTGGCATTTGCTGCGTCATCTCGGACCGACCCGGATCAGCCTGTACCTTTTGTTGCCGACCTTCAGGTAAAGGCCGGCATGCCAGAAGATTTTCGGCGACTGCCAGATGAGGGCGAGCTTCATGCGGCCTCCTGCAGGCGCTGCTTGGCCTTGACCACGCACTCGTTGCAGATGTGCTTGTCCATGCCGTTGCCGATCATGTGCTTGACCTGGCTCTCAGCCTTGCCGCAGAAGGAGCACTTGGCCTCCTTCTTTGGCTTCTCTGGTGGCGGGTTGAGTGGAATCACGTTGTCGGTCATGCTTGCGCCTTGTCAGTGATAAATGCCAGATCAAAGCCCTTCGCAAAGAAGCCGTACTTCTTTTCGATTGCTGCCTCGATTTCCTTCTTGATCGTGCTGGCGCGCTTGGTCTTCTCGGTGTACAGCGAATAGGTCACGCGAGTCCCCCAGCAGCTGTCGTTGGCGTGCAGGCTGATCGATGGCTGGTCGAGGCATGTGTCCCAGTCGCACTTCTTTTTTTTGATCGTCGTGAACCATGCGTTATCGACTGCCAGGCAGTGCTCGTTCTCGCCAATGACGTTGAGCTCCATGGCCTCGAACTTTTTTTCAGGGCCAATGATCCCGCTGTTGCGCGGGTCGGTGACTTCGACGCGGTAGTGGTTGATCTTCTTCATGTCTTGGGCTCCTCATTCAAGCCGTACCACTGTTTGGTCTGGTGTGCGAACTCGTACTCAGGCATGCGCCAGGCATCGTCAACGCGGTCGTGAACGCAGCCCCACAAACGATCGGCGCTGTCGAAGTAGCTGAAGCCCCACGGTTCACCCAAAGGCTCACCGGTTTCGGAGTCGCAGGACTGTGTTCTGTAGACGCCACTGCGCACGGGCAGGATGTCGGGCGGGAAGATCTCGGTTGTGTTTTGCTTGCTCACTTGTTGCTCTCTTTCTCGTTCCATGCTTTGTCAATCGCGGCACGCACCCACGGACTGAACCCGTTTGGTGCGAGCTGCTTGAGGCGGTCGCGGTGCTCTTTGGTGAGGACGATGTTCACGCGCTCGGTGGCGCCGTGGACGCCGTCAATCGCTTTGCGGCCAGGCTTGTTGTTCAAATCAATCCCCTTTGTTTTGCGTATGGTTGGTTGTGCTTCTCGAACATTTCCGCCAGGTGCTCGGCGCCCAGTCCGGCCTTCTCGCACCAGAACTGCAGCGCTGCGCAGTCGGGCTTGAAGAACCAGCTGAAACCATCAGCCCATGCCTGGGTGATGACGCCGGCGACGAGCTTTCCTTCTGGCGTGGACGACGCCCAGGTGGGCATCCAGCGCAGCAGCACCTTGTTGAACTGCTCTGGCGTGGCGAAGCGTGTGTCCTGCTCCTTGGAGGTCTTCTTTTTGGTCATGCTTCACCCCGGTACAGTTTTTTGGCGGCACGGATGGTGATCAGGGGGTGGTGGTTGCCCATCGCAAGCGGTTTGTCTGGAACGGTTTCAATGGTCAGCACAAGGCCAATTGAAGATGCGCGCTCGACAAGTGCTCGCGCATCGGAGACAAGGCCATCGAGAATCAGCTTGGCCAGGGCGTCGCCTGGCTGTTGTTCTGTGGTCATGCTGCTTCCTTCAGAAGGTCAAGGATGGACGGGCGCTTGAAGTATTCGATCTTGAATCCGCCCCAGCGGTCTGCCTCTGGGCCAACCAGTCGGCCTTCTCCGTCATCAAACAAAACGGCGACGCAGTCTTGATTGAATGTGCGCGAGATCTGCGCAAAGGCGTTCAGGACAATGCTCTTGGGGGCGTGAAACTCAAACGTGATCACGGCAGTCGATTCGACTGCGGAGCCATCTGGCCCGGTGTAGTTGACGCTGCGGACTTCTCCGATGGAGCGAGTGAAGAACTTGCGGACGCTGGACATGACGAGGGCGTAGCGGTCTTCAACCGGCAGGCCGGGGCCGGATTTTTCGTCGAGCTCGACATTGACGATGGCTTGCATCTGATACTCCTAAATGTTGCGGGAATTACAAAATGTTTGCACCGGGCCCAAAAAAAGGGCCCGGGGCTTGGTTTAGGCGGAGGCCTTCTCGGGGTTGAACAGCGAGGTGCGATGGCCGGCACCCTGGTTGTTCCACTGGGTGGCGGCTGCATTGCGGTCGGCTTCGTTGTCGAAGTCGGCCCAAGCGAAGAAGTTCAGGCCGGTGTACTTGGCCAGACCCCACTTGCCGGCGTCGCGGGTTTTGATGGAGTGTTCCTCGACGGCTTTGGCGTTTTGGCGATTGATGACGTGCAGGTCTTGCATGATGATTTCCTTGTTACTGGTTGAGGTATCGACAACGAAGTGCTGTTGATGGATGAATTATTGCGCATCAAACAAAAAGTTGCAAGAGCAACAAATAATGTCCTTCAACTTTGCTTGGTTATTCCTATGCTGCGAGCTGAAGGAATGGGTTTGAGTAGTCTTTCCAGCTGTCGTGGATCCGGATGGCTTGCACGGTTGACTGGCTGAGGCTGAGGCGGCGCGCGATGGCGCGGCCACTCTCCGGTGATGAGCGGATCTCCTCGACGAGCTCCGGCGTGATGGGCGAGTGCTTGCGCTTGCCGGCCGCAATCTTGGCGTTTCTGGCTGGGCTTTGCGCGTAGCCGCTGCGCTTCGCCACCTTGGTCAGCATCTCGGCGCTGGTCATTGCCTTGGTGCAGGCCGGGCTCACGCATGCGGAATTGCCGCAAACAGGGAACGCCTTGCGCTTGCCGAGAACAACGCCTTTCAGCTCGAGCACCAGGCGGCGCACAGAGGCTTGGTGCTTTCCGCCGGTGATGCGCATCGTCGGCGTCGTGCCGTGGCTCAGGGCGCCTTGCCAGAGCCAGCAGTCACCTTCCTCGATGCAGTTGGCGTGAATGGCTTCGAGGGTGGCTTGCATCAGCGCACCCCCTGGATGCGCTTGACCTGCTGCGCAGCCTGCAGCTGAGCGCCGGACGGATCGTCCTTGCGCCAGACGAACAGGTCGCTGTAGAGGACCCAGCCCATGAAGAGCCAGAGAGCGGCGTAAACGGTTGTCAGAATTTTCTTGGTCATGTCAGTGCTTCTTTGGTGATACTTTGCCGGCCGCAAATCGGCGGAGCTCGGCGAGCTTGTTCTTGTCGCCGCGGTGGTCGCTTGGCGAGAGTGGCGCGAACGACAGGAATGTTTCACCGTCATCGCGCTGCAGTCGCATGCGAATGTGATTGCCGCCGGAGAGCCGGACGTCTAAAACTTTCAAGCCGGCCTTCTCGGCCAGCTTGCGAGCCTCGCGCTCGCGGGTACTCATGCCGCACCGCCTTGCTTTGCTAGGTTGACCAGCTTGAAGCGTAGGCCCTCGAGTTCGCTTTTCTTGGTAAAGATCAGGTCATCGAACGCTTTGAGGGCCTCGCGCTTCACCCCCTGAAGTGCCTTTGGTGTGGTGCCATCCTCGCGAGTAACGTACGTGTGCTGGCCAAGCCAGAATGTCGTTGCTTTTGGCCTGATCCAGTCGTTGCGGCTCTTTTCTAGGTTGGCGATTTCTCTTGCCGTGGATTGGATCTCTTCCGCCAGATCGGCAACTTGTTTGTAGTAGCTCACAGCAGACCCCCTTCCGAGTCGTCAGAGGGGAGGTGCTGGACCACTGGCTCAGATGCCTTGGTGATGGCGGCGCGTGCCGCATCCAGCAAATCGCCGTCAAGTTCAAAGGGTATGGCCTCGTCTTCATTTGCCAAAAGACAGGCATTGAAAACCCCTTGCAGCGCTGCCAGCAACTCAGCATTCAAAGCGTTCAGGCGCTGATGCTCCCGCTCGAGCTCGTTGGCATGGCGCCAGCCCTCTTCGCAGGAGGCCAGCAGGTCGCCGACAGAGGTGGACACCGTGTTGTTGATGGTCAGTGGCGCATTGGCCAGCACCTCAGCCTCGATGGCCTCGTGGTAGTGGTGCATCCAGGTGGCGCCGTATTTTTCGGTGAGCTGGCCGCGGATCTCGCCGGCGCGCTCGGATGTGATGATGGGCATGTAAAACTCCTAAGGTTGGTGGTGAAAAAATCAGATGCCGTCGGTGATGACGGATGAGGGGTCGTCGTCAATCCAGACGTCGACATTGATGCCAAGGCTCGCGAGGTAGTCGGCCTTGGCCTGGCCGGCTGTGCAGTGAACCTCGAGGTCATCTGGCAGGGTGACGGGGGCAAAGGCGCGACCAGTGCAGATCAGCACGCGGTGGCCAGCCAGGCGAGCGGCCGCAATGAATTGACCCCATAAGGCCGGCGCTGCGGCGTAGGTGCCGTCGTAGTCGATGGCAAAGGTTTGAGCTGTCACTGGAAACTCCTAAAAAGTTGTTGGTGAAGTGATTGTTGCGCATCAAACAAAATGTTGCAACATCAGCCAAAAAAAGACCCTACGGTTCCGTCGGGCTTTGCTCCAGCAGGCGGGCCATGCGCATGTCGATGAGCTGCATCGCTGCGTGGTAGTCGGCCAGGGCATCGCGCAGCACCGGGTCCTTGTTGAAGATGTTGGGGTAGTACTCCCTGGCGGCCGTCTCGTAGCCTTTGTCGTCGCGCCAGTACTCCCACATGTGCAGCTCGCAGTCTTTGTGATTCACCATGGGGCCTCCTCGTGGTTGTTTGGGTTGAATGGGATGCGGGAATGGCCGCGGTCTTGTGAGGGTGGTCCGCCAATGGGGAAGGGCCAGGTGTTCATGCCTGTCCCCTTGCTCGGATGGCGGCGGCCGCGTGATAGCGGTCAGGCGATGCCTCTGTGATTCGCGCACACACCTCGCGCTCCCGGGATTCGGCCTCGACCAGCAGCGCCTTGATGCGTTTCATTTGGTGCTGCGTGTAGGCGCCCGGCCCGCGCCAGTTCATGTAGCCAGCGATTTCTGCGTCGGTCATGCCGCCTCCTTTTTGCCGTACAGATTGGTGAATGCCTCCACGTCGCATTGCGAGACGTGGGCATGGTCGGAGCCCAGAGGCCAACTCACTGGGAAGCGCAGGCCTGGCAAGATGAGATTCGCTCGAGTCTCTGTGCCGCGGTTGGGGTAGGCCAGCGAATACTCACCGGACGTCACGCTGACGGCCATTGGCCAGCGGATCAGCGCAGCCTCAATGGCCGCGTTCTGACGGGCGTCGCGAGCGCGCTTCTCGGCAAAGTCCTTGGCCTGACAGGTGGGGCTGCAGTAGCTGAGCCGGCGGGCATCTTGCACGGGCTCAAATGCGTCGTCGCGCTCGTACTCTTCCTCGCCGTGCCGGCCATCCTCATCGAAGCGAACGCCGCAGTGGTTGCACTCGTGCCACCAGCCAGCGGCCAGCGTTGCATGCAGCGGCACCGGGCCTGGCGCGTACTGGTCAAACACAGGCATGCGCCGGCAGGACTCGACCTCATCGAATTCCAGGCCGAGCTCGCCGCCGCCCTCGCGTCTGGCTGTGGCGCCGTTTGTTGCAAACACGATGACGCAGTTGCCTTCGCCATCCTCACGAACTTGGTAGGCCTTGAGTTGTTTGTCGGTCATGACAGTTCCTTCAGTGCGGCCTCGGCCTTGGCCAGGTTCTCGCGGGCCTTCTCGAGCTCCGCCTGGCGGGCCTGCTGTTTGGCGATGGCCAGGTACTCACGGATGTCATCGGGCACGACGATCCAGCCCTCGGGGCATTTCTGGGACCATTCAATGGCCCGGCCGTAGTGCTTCTTCTCCTGCTCGCGCCACACAGCAACAGCCTCGGCGTACAGCTGGCGCACGATGTCGATGGCTTCCACTTCGTTCTGGCAGGGGTAGACCTCGGTATTGCTGCTGCCGCTGCCATCGCTGTAGCGGTTGATGTTCCACTGCAGGTCGCCTTTGGTGTCGCCGAAGAGTGTCAGGAGCCGGAGCTTCTTGTCCCAGCGGTTCTCGTACTCGGTGCCGCCATGCGCAAGTGCATCACCAGCGGTCACGATTGTTGGGGCGCTGTAGCCAGGAACCTCAAGGAAGTGCGTGAACTTGCCATCAAGGTAATCTTCAATGCGCTGCAGGGCGCGGTGCTGCCCGATCTTCTTGAGCTGCTCCTGTCGGCGCTTGCCAGCCTGGTCGAGCTCAGTGTTGACGCGCTTGAGTTCCTCGCGCCTCTCGGTGATCAGCTTGTCGAGCTCGTCGACCTTGGCCTGCAGCTTTACCGTTGGCGGCTCAAGGAAAACATCACGCCACTCTTCAGGGCGACCCCAGTACGGCTCTCCGTTGGACCCGTCTTCGTACTCTGGCGCAACCAGGTGTGAGCCGGCATACGACGCGATGTAGGCGCCTTGCTGGCCATCCAGGTTGTAGACGGTGTCGCCTTTTTGAAACTTGCTCATGTCGTGCTTTCTGGCATCAGGTGCCGTAGGTGCCCCAGGCGGGCATGGTGTTGAAGAAGCGGCAGGCGTGCTTGCACTGGGCGACGGTGATCTCGCCAGCCCGCAAGGCCAGGAGCTCGGCTTTTTCGCGCTGCCAGGCCTGGCGGTGGTACGAGTCGGCAGGCTGCTTGTCGGCCAGGTCGTCGTCCTGCGCGCCCCAGAAGGACAGCAGATGGTCGATTTTTTCGGTGGTGGGTTGCATGGCGGTCTCCTCAGCGGTGGGTGCAAAAGCCGGCGTCAATCAGCGACACAGCCAAGCGGCCGTATGCGCCTTGCAGCTTCCAGACCCAGCCCTTGTCGATGCCGTCCTGGATGAATTCGATGATCTGGTCTTCGTCGAGGTCGCCGTTCTCGAAGGCGATGAGTTGGTCAATGTTGGGCATGGGGTTCTCCTCGGTTCAGTAGTCGACTTTTTTGATGTCGCCGATGTTGTCGTGTGGGCGGAGGTGGCGGGCAAGCGCCCTGGCGTCGTTCACACCTTTGGCGGACACCAGGATCGTGCGGTGGTTGAAACCTTTGGCGCCTGGGAAGCAGGGTAGGGCTATCAGGTACTTGGTCATGTCGTTCTCCTAAAAGGTTGGTTGCTGATGGAATAATTGTTGCGCACAAAACAAAATGTTGCAAGGTATAGCCCTATGGATTGGTGGGTTATTCCGTTGCAACAAACAAAATGTTGCATCAAGACAACAGGTTGTGGTATAGTCGCGCATACCTCGGCAAACAGCGATGTTTCCGAGGCACAAGAATTACATGCCAGTGGCTCCCCCTTTGAGGGCGGAGCCATGCCCAAATTGCAGCGGGTTGGAGAAGTCCGGCCTATCTCGGCATCCTCATAAGTTGCAGATCGCAGGTTCAAATCCTGCACCCGCTACCAGACAACACGGCCCGCTTCGGCGGGTTCTTTTATTTCAGGCCTCCCATGAACTTGATCGACAACTGGAAGGCAGTTGCGACCAAGGCATGGAGCATGCGTCTGGCGCTTCTGTCCGCTGTGCTCTCTGCCGCTGAGGTGGCGCTGCCCTACCTGGACGGAGCCATGCCGCGTGGCATGTTTGCCGTGCTGGCGCTGGTGGTCTCGATCTCCGCCGCGGTTGCGCGTTTGATTGCGCAGCCGGAGATGCACAAATGATTCAGCCGTCGAGCCGCAACAGGATCGGCGCTCTGGTGCTCAGTGCATCGGCGCTGGTAGGAATCGCGCTGCATGAGGGCTACAGCGACAAGGCGATCACCCCTGTGCCAGGTGACGTGCCGACCATTGGGTTTGGCACCACCGAAGGCGTGAAGCTGGGTGACACCATCACAGCGCCAAAGGCAATCGCCAGGGCGCTGCAGGATGTGCAGAAGTTCGAGGGCGCGCTGAAGAAGTGCGTCAACGTTCCGCTCTACCAGTACGAGTACGACGCCTACATCAGCCTGTCCTACAACATCGGGGCGACCGCCTTCTGTGGCTCGACCCTGGTGAAGAGGCTCAACACTGGGGATTACACCGAGGCCTGCCTCGAGATCCTGAAGTGGGACAAGTTCAAGGGCAAGCCATTGGCTGGCCTGACCAACCGTCGCCGCGATGAATATCGGCAGTGCATCGGAGAGTCACAGTGATCATCCCGCCGCAGCTCGCTTTGTACGCAACGCAGGTGTGGTTCAAGGTGGCCGCAATCGCATCCATCGTCCTGGCCATCGGTTTCACCGGGTACAACCTGGGCGCCTCGAGCGTGCAGGCCAAGTGGGACAAAGAGATCGCAGTGCAAACCAAGGAGCGACTCGCTGCAGAGCAGTCCGCCCGAACCGAGGAGCAACGACGTGTCAAAGAAGCGCAAAGAGTGGTGGACGGATCGGCTGAGCGTGAAGCTGCATCCCTGGTTCGCGCTGCTCGTGCTGAGCGGGCTGTTGTCAGCCTGCGCAACGACATCGCCCGTCTCAACGCCCGTGCAGCCCCCGGCAATGCCGAAGCCGCCAGCTACGCTCATGAAGCCGGTGTCGCCCGAGAGCTACTCGGAACGTGCGCAAAAGAATATGGAGATCTGGCAGCAGAAGCTGACGGGCTCCGCAACCAAGTAACCGGCCTCCAGCAGTGGGTGAGCCATGTCACTCAGTGAGGGCTGTATGCCTCCAGAAACAGACCTGGCTGTAGCCATCGCAAAGATCGAATCCATTTCCGGCGACATGGCGGAGATCAAGTCCAGCATGAAAGAGCTCGCGACCGCGGTCTCACGACTGGCTGTGATCGAAGAACGCCAGACCGCCACGAATGACGCCATCGGGCGAGCATTCAAAGACATCGCCACCTTGAGTGCTCGAGTGACCACCATCGAGCAGAGCCAGCCAATTCAGAAGCAGTCCAGCGACCTCGTCCAGACTGCCGTCAAGTACATCGTCGCCGCCGTGTTGGGCGCCATCGTCGCAGGCTTTGTCCGCGTGCCTCCAACAGCTCCGGCTCACAACCCGCCGGCCATCGTCGGCAAGTAAGCAATGAACAAACAGAACAACCAACCCCAGACCGAAGGCAGCGGATACGCGATCGATCTGGACTCCGACGCTCCCCTGA